CGACGATGCCCAAGCCGATCATCTTCGCCATGCATGGGAAGCAATGGGTGTTTCATCCACTTCCTGCACCGCCGGAAACCCCCGGCCCGTCATGGAAGATCGAGGGCATCACGAAGGATGAGACCGGCGCAGCGGCGACTGGATTTACGGTCTATCTCTTTAATGTGACCTCTGGCACGCCCATCCTTGTGAAAACGACCATATCCGATGGGTCAGGCCGTTACTCATTCACTGTTGAGAGTGGGCAATCATATTGGGTGGTTGACTATAAGGCGGGAACACCAGATAAAGCGGGCGCAACTTTGAACACCTTAACTGGGGTATTCTCATGACGGACATTTTTGCATATCCGGGAGAAGCAAATCCGAATGACGTCAAGGCGCACGATCCAACGGTTTCCTATTTTGGAATCCTGAAACGATGGGCGGGTGCGACATGGGTAAAGGCGAAATTAATGGTTAGAATTGGCGGCTCATGGATAGCAAAACCCTTGAAACGATGGGACGGCAGTCAATGGTTAAAAATAGATACCACGGGCATTTAATATGAATAATTTGCTCACAGCCATAATGACGAAAATTTCCGGCTCTGCTCTCTCCGCTGACGTTGGCGGGCGGATTTATCTGGACCAGGCAGAACAGGGGGCGGCGTTACCCTACATTGTGTTTTTCATCGTGTCGGACGCGCCGGATAATGTGTTTTCAAAAACAGGGGAAGACGTCCTAATACAGTTCTCCATATTCTCCTCGTCGGAATCGGCGGTGGAAATTGCGGCAATACATGCCGACATGAAGGCTTTGCTTGACGACTGTTCCTTGACGATTACGAGCAACAATCTTGTCTGGATGAAACGGGGCAATTTAACCACAATGGTAGAAGACTTTACAACGCAAGACGCGGCAGAAACGGTTAAACATTGGTCACAGGAATATGAAATAATCACTCAGGCGGCATAGAAAGGAAAATAATGAAACAAATTCATTTGATAATGCCATTTTGGAGACACAATCTCAAAGATATACTTATCGAAGCATATAAACCTATGGGGATTATTTGGCATGTGGTCATGTTTCAAGATGAAGCGACAGAGTTCAATGAGTCGTGGATATTTCCGACAATAATTCCTATGGATTCAAAAGAATTTACAGGGATATTACCGTGGGGTTTTAAGCGAAATTATTTCATACAAAATTGTGAAATTAACGACGATGATTATTATGTCACTGTTGACGATGACGATATGTACGAACTCGAAGTGTTTGGTGCCATAAAGCAGATGGACGATGATATTGTAATCATCTCTATGAAACGAGGGCAGCATATCCCAGCAGATGCCGGTCTGACAAGGCGTTATCCCACGACTACCCTGATCGCCAGTCCTGATAATATGATGTTCGGTTCAATCAGTACCCAGCAATCCTTTGTCAAGGGGAGGATATTTAAAAACCATTTATATGATGACCTTGGCCCAGGCGAAGATTGCCGGATGGCGATGCATCATAAAGAAGACGGGGAACAAATCAGGTATGAACCGCATCTCTTCGCCTTATTCAATTATTATGAACCGGGGCGGTGGAAAAAACCAGACATAGCGTTCGGCGTTCTTGTCAATGACATTGTACGTCTCGACATGGTACTCCGGCAATCGGCAATTCAGGGTAATATGCACTATATCAAAGATGCTGAATCGGCCACAAAGGGATTGAATAAACTCCTGGGCATCATGGAGGGTGAAGGTGCAACCATTGCCGTTCTCTGTCACCAGGATATGTATTTCCGCCAGGGATGGCTTACACAAGTCAGGGAACAACTTGCAAAACTCCCTGAATCTTGGGTCGTGGCCGGCATCGTCGGAAAAGATATGCAGGGTCGGATTTGCGGGAAGTTCCATGACACGCGAATCCCGCAACGTTTTAATACATCAAATATTCATGAATTCCCGCAACCCGCCTGCTGCCTCGATGAGTGCTGCATTATCGTGAATCTGAAAAAAAGATTTCGTTTCGATGAGACGATGGACGGCTTTGATCTTTACGGGACATTGTGCGTTCTCCAAGCATGGGATATGGGCGGGACGGCATGGGTGATTGATGCCTTTGCAGAACATTATTGTCTGAGACCGTTCTCATGGTTTCCAGATAAGAAATTTAAGAAAAATTATAAATGGCTTCATAATAAATATAACAAGATGATGCGAATAGATTCAACGGCAATAGGGATGCCGAAAGATGCAAGGTTTGAAACATCGGCGGCAGCATAATTAAAAATAGTAATTAAGGAGGATTTAAAATGGGAACTCCAACGAAGGGAGTAGGCGGAAAGGTACTGTATGGCAGTGTGGTGGTTGCCAATATCAAGGACTGGTCGATGAGTGGGTTTGCTCAGGGGACGACTGAGATAACGGCTTTCGGGGATACCGTCAAAAAATTTGTTGTGGCAGACGCGGGCGATCCGGGAACGATTTCATTTGCCGGGAATTATGACCCAGCAGACTCAACTGGACAGGCGGCACTCGATGCCATCTGTGTGGCGGGAACGGAACTGACGAACCTTTATCTCTATGCCAACACCTCGACTTTTTGGCGTGTGGCTGCAGGCGGTGTGATCATTGTTATAAAAGCGAAGGCCTATGCTTTGGCGAGAAGTGGCGTCGGCACGGTTACATTTGAAGGCAAGGTCAGCGGCGCGGCAATGGAGCAGGTCGGGACGGGATCGTAATCCCAATCGGTAGCAGAAAGGAAAATTTATGATCGTTGATCTTGAAGAAAAAGAAGAGAGCGGATCGTTTGAGCTGAAGGGCGGCGGGAAAGTTCATCTTCGCCTCATGTCGGCAAAAGACGTCAAGGAAGTCCGGGATGCCTCCACCACTATAGTGCCTGAATATCCTCTTCTTGACGGGAAATATCAGCGGTTCGAGGCCGAAAAGTTCGATGTGGAACTCTTCGTGGAGATGCGGTTGGATCGTAATATCACTGGGTGGGATGACCTTTTTGACAAAAATGAGAAGCCGATCCCTGTCACGAAAGAAAATAAGGTTCTCCTGATGGCGATGATCCCGGAGTTTCGAGAGGCTGTTGATAATGGCCTTGCAGCCCTGAAGGAAGCGGAAGCAGCTAAGGCGGAGCAATCTGAAAAAAACTTATCACCTGGGTAGAGTGGGTTGACGAATATTCCCATGACTGCCCAGGATGCCAACAGATATATGCAGAAAGGACTCCACGCGGTACGCCTCCATGCGAATCTTGCCGGGTAGAGCTGAGGGAAGAGAATGAGGATGCTGGCGCCGTCTATATGACGGTGAGGCGACAGGTGATTACGGTTGGGCAAGGACAGGTTGTCGATATTTCAATCCCGGCCATAAAGACGGCCATGGATCTACTCGGCGTCGAGGATCAGAAGAAATGCCTGATAAAGATCAGAAAAGTATTTCATCATTTTTTGAATGAGGGGCAGAATGCGAGTGGTTAATTGGAATCCACAGAAGGCCGATACCGAAATTATAAATGCCTCCATGGAACGCCTGATGGCCGTAGGTGAGCTGATCGCCAGCAAGGCAAGGTCTATGGTTCCCGTCGGTAAATCAATTGCAGGAAAGGGCAAATGGTCGAGCCGGGAGGCCGGCGCTTTAAAGAAATCAATCCGTGTTGTGCGGCTGCAAGGAGATCCCCGGCGCAACGTCCGGGTTTATGCCGGAAACAGAGAAGTATATTATGCGCGGTTCATTGAAATGGGGACCGTCAAGATGAGGGCAAGACCATTTCTGCGCCCGGCGCTTAATTCATCGAAGTCAGAGGCAAAGCAAATTTTGCTGAACGGAGTATAAGATGGCGAAAGGAACACCAGTCGGGACAATCTACGCGGAGATAGACCTCGATACCGATAAATATACAAAGAGCCAGCAAAAACTTCTGCAGGGCGTAACTTCTATCTCTCTCGATATAGAGAAGAATTTCCAGAACCTTGGAACCCACTGCGCATCCTCGTTTGATTTGATGCGCCAAAAGATACAGAACAGCTATCTTGCCATCCTGAACAGTTCTCAATCCACAACCAACGATATCATGCGGGCGGAAGAGGCGAAGAACGCCAAGCTGGCCGCTTTAAATGCCCAACAGTTCGGGGCGCATACTTCTTTCATTGACCAGATGAAAGCCAACTGGATTGCCGCTTCCGCCGCTGTTGTCGGTGCCTGGATGCTCGTAAATAGAGCCGTTGCCTTTATGGACGAAGGCGCGAAGGCGCTTCAGGTTGAATCCTCCTTCAAGATCATGGCCGAATCGTCAGGGGCCGCAGCCGACGAGATGATCGCTAGCATGAAACGGGCCACAAGGGGGACGATTGAAGAATCACAATTGATGCAGAAGGCCGTCAAACTCATGACCCTCGGTTATGATTCAGACCAAATCGAACGGTTTTCAAAAGTAGTCATTACCGCCTCGCAAATCGCGGGGACGTCGGCTGCCGAGGCCTATGATAACCTGGCCGATGCCATCTCCACAAGAATGCCCAGGGCGCTTGTCAGAATGGGGTCCGTCACCAGGGAGCAGATGCAGATC